AACAAAAGGGTTAACCGCTCTTTCTTGCGGGTGACATCTGATATATATCAGGTGACAAACCTACAATCAACAGGAAGTACTCCCCCCTATTAAGGGCCTGGAACCTGTGAACAATAACCAAGAAACGCTTTCGATTGAAAGCTTGTAATACTTTGTAGGAGTCGTGCCCTAACATAAGAGAGAGGCTAGCCCCCTTGCTTTTATGGTGATTAAAGCATATACACATCGGAACCGGTTAGAGTTCCAAACTATATATATGATAAAGCTACAATAAGAAAACAGATATACAACTACAAAGCACGTCTTGTGATAGATGCGCTAAGCAGATGGATATTATCTGGAATCTCAAGTGAAATAAATTTAAATTACTTCACCTGGCTAAAGAAATTCTATAAGACTATTAATCACATGTCAGAAAAGCATGGATTCGTACACACTGTAAAAGTAGTTAAACAACTACAATTACACCTTACTAGATATTTAAGTGGAAACCCACTATTAACTAATCAGTTAAGAATAGGAATAACAAAGAAAGGATTACCAAGATTATTATGACTTGGAGATAACTCTCTCCAAAAGTCATTAATGAGCGAGGATAATCATAAACTTGTTAGGGCCTACTTAACTGTTCTTAATATATCAAGAACATTTCTTGGTGACGGAACATTAGATGTCAATAATATTATTACTGAATCAAGTTCGTCAAAAGAATTGGAAAATGATATCTCAAGTTGATTCATGATCTCAAGCTTAAGAAGAGAATACTTCTCAAGTTTTGGTGATGAATTAAAAGCTAATGAGTGAAAACTTCCACACATATCTACTAAGGCTGGTCCGAACGGACAAGCAATGGGTTCTTCATTAAGGGATTTACAACTTTTGACCAAATCAATTACTAACAGTATATACATTCTTGGTGGAAAGTATTTAAAAGATTATATGATAACATTAAAGGATAGTATAAGAACTATTCCTGAATATGTTAAAGATCATATATCTAATAAATCTTTCACAAGACGTATAAGTGTTATAAATGATAAAGGTCTAAAGAATAGACCAATAGCAATATTGGACTATTGATCCCAGACATCTCTTATACCAATACATAAGACATTATACAATACATTAAATAAAATTAAAATGGATTGTACTTATGATCAAATGAAACTGGTTAAAGACATGTTAAAATGGAAGACTTACCATTGTTTTGACCTTTCAGCTGCAACTGATCGATTTCCGATAAGTTTACAAGCTGAAATCATGTCAATACTGACAAGTAAAGAATATTCTGATGCATGGAAAGATGTAATGATTAAATTACCCTTTTATGCAAAAGATATCGGTTTGGTAAGATATAAATCTGGCCAACCAATGGGGGCTTATAGCTCTTGAGCTACTTTCGCTATTACTCACCATATTGTCATGGGGTACTGTGCCTTCTTATGCGGGATTGATTCCTTCAAAGATTACGCAATACTTGGTGATGATGTGGTCATAGGAAACGAGATGGTGGCACTAAAGTATCGTGAAGTCATTAACAAACTAGGTGTTGAGATTTCAGAAATGAAATCTCATCACGGTAGTGTGTTATGCGATTTTGCAAAGAATCTCTGAATAAGAGACAAATGTAAAACCGAAATGACTAACGTTACTGGAGTTCCGTTATCTGGTGTTCTCGAGAGTTGAGGGAATCCCTTCCTTCTATCTCAGGAACTTTCCAGGCTAATAGAGAGAGGTACTCTTGATGTTAAGAACGTACCCGTCAGTAAATCTTTACTTGATCTATTTTCTAAATCAATGTCCAAAAGATCTCAATTGAGATTTGTGGAAATGATTCAGAGATGATGATTATGTGTTGAAACCCTTGATTGGGTAAAGACATATCGCAATGATATGGCCAGCCCAAGGCAACTACACTGTACAAAATCTAGATCTTATTCGTACGATTTTCTTTCAAATCTTCTTAGAGAAGATTTCGAAAAGACAATTGAACAAATGAGAAAAGATCTTATTAAGAGTTATCAAGAAGCAGATAGACTGAATGATATTCAGTACAACCTGATGATTGATTATCATAATAAGGGGCCAGACCCTGACAGTCTGCCAAATCTTGGAGGTATTATGTACCAACCTTGATATAGGGTTATGGAACAACAAGTCAAGGAATGTGACGATCTTTATGAAAGTCTTATGCCTAACAGGTTCCAAAGAAGGTTATCAATTGAAAACTGGGAGGAAATCATAACCAAGATTTCTCGGTTACGAATTTCTTCACCTACTCAACTGAAAACCGCAAGAATGTCTAAAATTGTTCTCTTAAATAAAAGAAAACAATATAGCGTTCTTGCACCATATGTTTAGAGCACGTCACTAATCACATTCGTAATGTGAAAATAGAACATACTATTAAACAATGTAGGGTAAGCCCTTTACCGCTAGGAATTCTGTCAAGCAGAATCCCGGGTACAAATTAGTCCAATTGGATTTGATTTGGTTAACTCTTTACATAGTGTAAAG